AACTGGACTAGTATCCCAAGTGACGAATCTTGACCCTGCCGGCTTTATTACAAGGGAAAATGGTAGCGATATGAGGGACGCTACGACTTACAAATTCAATATGTCTCGCTAGTGTAACGGCAGCATTACAGTCTCCAAAACTGTCGGTGGGAGTTCAAATCTCTCGCGGGACGCCAATACTAAATAATGTACAGGAGTACATTATGACAGACGAAATGAAACAGGCACTCAAAGAGTACCTAAAAGAAAATTTAACATTTGAGAATCAGATATCAAGCGATATTTATGGAGTCAATCCAGATCAAATTGTTTTGAATATTAAACTTGAGGGTGAGTTGATAGCAACAACTACACTTTATCCTCTACAGTTTTAATCACCTAATGACTTAAGAGTATTCATAATCATACTAAGATTATCTGAATCCTTTATTGACAGTCTAGCAAGCAAGCCTAAAAGAACTCCCTGTTCATACAACAGTTGTTCACCTTTAGTCTCGTACTTTGTACCGATCTTATCTAGTCGGGTTTTGATACGCTGTGCTAGTTCTTGTTCAGTCATTGAGTATTTATAGATTTTAGGATAGTAACAGCAACCATTTATACATTTGACTTTTAATCAAAACCGTAAAAATTCTATCCTGTTTAATATGCCCCTGTAGTTTAGTGGTAAAACTCTGAGCTTATACCTCAGCATATGGCGCCAGATTAGCGCATGTCGTAGGTTCGAATCCTACCGGGGGTACCAAATTAGTTGACAAATATATAGTGTGACTATATAATAGAAATATGATGCGACTTTAGCATAGAGGTAGTGCCGAGAACTCATAATTCTTACGGGACTGGTTCGAATCCAGTAGGTCGCACCATTAATCAAGTGAACGAATGAATGATAGTGCTGACTGTTGGTCAGTAAAGAATTTCATGTTGACCGTCTGTGTATAAATATCATAGACTAAAATGTAACACTGGTCAACAGCAACCATAGACAAATGGATTTGATATCCGTCATTTGTGATTGCAGAATAAGTGTGCATGAGATTATTTATGCGGGATTAGTTTAATGGTAAAACGAGATCCTTCCAAGTTCAAGTCAGCGGTTCGATTCCGCTATCCCGCTCCAATGTTAGTTTTATGGTCAGGTGGCAGAGCGTTTATGCGCTGGATTGCAAACCCGGTATAGGTAGGTTAAACTCCTACCCTGACCTCCAGAGTAGTGCGTCTGTGATGTAATTGGTAGCCATGCGAGTCTTAGAAGCTCGTGCCGCAAGGCGTGTCAGTTCGAGTCTGACCAGACGCACCAAATGTACTCCAAGAGAGACTTAAACTCTCCTGGAGCACCAATAAAAATGCGCGGGTGGTGGAAGGGTCTACACATCAGACTTAAAATCTGACGGCGAAAGCCTTGCGGGTTCGAATCCCGCCTCGCGCACCAATCATAAATACTGTTATGCAATTAAAAATCTTTATCAACGATAAACTTTACAAATCCATTTTAGTAACAAGCACTAAGTATAATCCAGGCGACTATAAGGAAATGATTCAAGCCGACAAAGACGCAGGATTACTCAACAGTTACAACATACAACAAAAGATGACCATAGTCTATCAAGTTGTAAAATAATATTGCCCTACTGGACAAATTGGCAAAGTCACTTCTCTCAAAAGGAAGAGTTCTCCCTGTTCGAGTCAGGGGTAGGGTACCAGTTTTAGGATATCAACAGCAATCTTAAATTCCAAGCAGAATGTCATAGGTTCGAACCCTATCTTCCTTCGTACGGAGGATGTAGCTCAGACGGTAGAGCGTCCGCCAATAAAAGATGGTATCCTGTTATGTACTCTTATTAGATTCATGTACTTTAGTCTAATAAGGAAGGAGAGTGTACATGCTCTCCGAGAGTTTTGACCATTAGGTTCTTTTCAGCAAATTTTAAAATCTTTCTGAAAAAAAGAGGGTCCGGGTTCGAATCCCGGCGGTGAGTTGGTCTTCACTGTGGTGTAATGGTAGCACGAAAAAAGAGAACCTGTTTTATAATTGTAAATACTGTGATGAAAATAGCAATCACAGGAAACACACAAGGCATAGGTAAAGCAATATCTGAAGGTTTTACAAATCAAGGTCACATAGTGATAGGCTTCAACAGAAGTACAACACCAAACATTTCAACTAATGAAGATTTGGTAAAACTCGCCGAACTATCTAGTGATTGTGACTTGATTGTTATTAATGCCTATGATACAATGCATGTTAATACAACGTTGGGGTTTGCACAAACAACATTGTTGTATGAAATGTTTAAACGCTGGAAAGGTTTAGACAAAACTATTGTTGTTATCGGTAGTAGGTCAAGTGATGTAGCACACAACAAAGTTTACCCATACGCAATACACAAAGGTGCATTGGATATGGCAGTTGAACAATTGCGTAATGTTACATTAACACATCCTACTGTTATCAACATTAGACCAGGATACGTAGACACAAAACAAGTTGCACATGTTAGTAACGTGAAGAAAATGCAACCAGTTGATGTGTTTGAAATATTGAACATGATTCTAAATCACAAGAATTTAATTTTAGATATCACGTTTGATAGTAAATAATTACGCGGGTAGGTCAAGTGACCCGGAAGGTCTCATAAGCCTTACCGAGCGTGGAGCGTTACCATGACCCGCATCCAATATCGGTGATTAGCGCAGTCTGGCTAGCGCATCTGGTTTGGGACCAGAGGGTCGGGAGTTCGAATCTCTCATCACCGACCAAAAACTTTAACAGGAAAAACATGACAACACAAGTAAGAGCAAGACATATTTTAGTCCCCACGCTTAATGAAGCAACGGACTTACATACAAAAGTAAAGAGTGGCGAAGACTTTGGTTCACTAGCAAAACAATTTTCAAAGTGTCCAAGTGGGCAGAATGGTGGTGACTTGGGCCTATTCGGTCGCGGTCAAATGGTTAAGCCATTTGAAGATGCAGCTTTTGGTCTTGATGTTGGTGGCTTGAGCACACCAGTTCAAACTCAGTTTGGCTATCACTTAGTTCAAAGGACACAATAATGACTTGCAGAGGTTATGATCCCAAAGCTGTAAAAATCAGCAAAGAAGTTAAACGTGCCGCAGCACAAATCCATGATGCACATATTCGTGGTCAGTTTATTCGTGACTTTGTAAAGATTGCACAAGACAACATGCGTACTGGTCGTAAGGATAAGTAACATGAGTAAAGGTAGTAGACCACGTCCATTCAGTATTAGCCAAGATGAATTGGCAGATAGATATGACACTATCTTTGGTGTTAAGCCAAAGAAAGAACCCTACATACCTCCTCCTCTGCCAGACATGACAGAAGATAAATCAAAGGTTGAATGGGTCTCTGATACAACTAATAAGGAACAACAATGACACCAAGCGTAGAACAAATGAAAAAGGGTACTTGCGGCTGCGGTCGTAGTCCAAGTGGTAATTGCTGCGGATGGCATAGCTTGACAGAAGAACAATTTCAAGCTAAACTAGCAGAATATATTGCCGAAAAAGAAGGTGAATAAATAAAAAGTTAATGCCTCGGTAGTTTAATGGTAGAACGCCATCCTTACACGGTGGATACGGGAGTTCAATTCTCCAACGAGGTACCAAAAAATTTGCGGGTATGATGTAAAGGTAACCTGAATCCTTGCCAAGGATTATTTGCGAGTTCGATTCTCGCTACCCGCTCCAAAAAGAAAGACCTCATGTTAGATTTAGTAGATTTTAGAAAATTCTTTGTAGAAAAATACTATAACCAAGAATGGTTTAGTCAAGCAAAACAATCATATGATAATGCTGATCCTTTTCCGCATATTATTATTGATGACTTTTTGCCAGAAGATACATTGAATGAAGTACTAAATCAGTTTCCAACATCACGTGACATTGATTGGTGGTCTTTTAACAACAACAATGAAATTAAACTAGGTACTAAGAATGAAATTCAAATGCCACAGATTGCAAGAAGTGTCTGTGCTGAATTGAATTCGGGTTATGTACTTGATTGGTTAGAAGCACTAACCAGCGTCAAAGGTTTAGTTGCCGACACACGATTGATTGGCGGTGGATTACATCAGATTCAATCAGGTGGTAAGTTAGGTATTCACATTGACTTTAACGTTGAACCACGAACAGGATTGTCACGCCAATTGAACTTATTAGTTTATCTAAACAAGAATTGGTTTGACAACTATGGTGGTCACTTAGAGTTATGGAATGCAGACAAAACAAAATGTGTTCAAAAGGTCGCACCCATCTTTAATAGATGTGTTATCTTTAACACAAACGGTAAGCCTTGGCATGGTCACCCTCACCCATTGAATACACCTCATGAGGTAACTAGAAAAAGTTTGGCATTGTATTATTACAATAACCAAAAACAAGAAGTAGACCCACACAATACAATTTTCTAAAATGGCCCATCAACAACAACATGATTATGTACGTGGATTAAAAACACGTTATCCTACTTTCTTTTTTAGGCAGAAAGTCCTAGAGATTGGTAGCTTAAACATTAACGGCACTAACAGAGATTTCTTTACTGAATGTAACTATGTAGGTGTTGATGTTGGTGCGGGCCCTTGTGTTGATATTGTATGCCCTGGCAAAGATGTAGATCATCCAGATAATTCATACGATACTGTATTGTCTACTGAATGCTTTGAACATAACCCAGAATGGGTTGAAACTTTTCAAAACATGATTAGAATGTGCAGAAGTGATGGTTTAATTTTTATGACTTGTGCAACGACAGGTAGACCAGAACATGGTACCACTCGCACAACTCCACATGATAGTCCATTGACAATTGGAATTGGATGGGACTATTATAAAAATTTAACAGAACAGGATTTTAGAGAACATTTTGATTTTGACAAAATTTTCTCAACATACAAGTTCGAGGTGTGTGCAACACATCCCGATTTGTACTTTTTCGGTATCAAAAGATAATTTTAACTAACCTTTAAGGAAAAACATGCAAGAAAGTAGAGTTCGTTACACAAGCCAATCAGCAGTAGACATGGTTGGCAATCGTTATGACTTAATCATCATCGCCGCCGCAAGGGTGCGTGAGTTACAAAAAGGTCATCAACCTAAAACACGAACACCTAACGGAAAGTTTGTAACAGCACTAACTGAAATTGAACAAGGTTTAGTTGGTCGTGAATACTTGAAGAAAGTACGAAACAGTAATCAGTAAAAATTTGGGGGATTAGTTAAATGGGATAACCATGGCTTTGCAAGCCATTATTGAGAGTTCGATTCTCTCATCCTCCACCAAACAGAGGAAGCGCAAACCGATTGGCGACGGTACCTGTCTTGAAAACAGTTGAGTGTTAATAGCGCCTTGGGGGTTCGACTCCGCCCGCTTCCGCCAGAATGAAACTTAAATTTCCGCCAACAAAGGAGTTACTATGTCAAATAAAGAAACAATTGAAAAAGCATACAGTAACTTCAACAAAGAAGTACCTGGATACTTCAACTGGGATTGGATCCCATCAAAGCGTACATTTACGTATTGCTATCTAAAGTTGGTTCGCTACTTGAGCCGTTAAACAACCCTAAGAATCCATAATCATAGTTATCAAGTATCAATAACATTTCATCACTAAGTTTGATGGTATGTTTGAACAACTCTTTATCTTTGTATCTGGATTCAAGTTGTTTTTCAATGAATGACATAATGATGTTGTCACTGTTAGGATTTTTGATTTTCAATTTCTTCTTAACAGTTTCAATGTTGCTTATATAAACCTCACACATCATCAAATCGGCATGAGCACGATTTTTAAGATTGTTGGTTTCCTGTGTCATTGCTGCAATCAAATTGCCTTCATTGCAATTGAATGTTGGTATAATAGCAAAGAATATGTTGGCTAGTTTAGATATAGCCTCTGTGTGAATGTCATTAACTACTCCTGTCGTTTTATCCAAATCATATTGTTTACGGCGTTCAGGATCACTTAATACTTCATACGCAAACTTTATGCGCTTGAATTTTTCAACATCCCCTCCTAGGTCAGGATGGTGTATCATTGAAAGTTTTCTATATTGTTGTTTGATATCATCAAATGAACAATATGTTGGTAGTTCTAATTCTTCGTATAAAGTCATGTTGTATTTATAGAGAGTTGCCTGAGTGGCTTAAAGGCGCATCTTGGAAAGGTGATGGTTGCATTGCGACACAAGGGTTCGAATCCCTTACTCTCTGCCAGATTTACCCAAAATGTATTGACGGCAAACACAATATAAACTATAATTGTGTCTTTAATGATTCAGATAAACATTTACAGGAGTTAATCATGTAAATTTTGAAAGTGTTTTAGGTTAGGTGCAGCAATTCATATTTTATGAACTGATGGTGTCTATGGTAGTTGATGGAGTCTACGGACGTTGAAGTTAACTATTGAAATAGCACTACCAAAACAAGAGTGATGGCCTTGTAAAAAGCAGTCAACAACTAACCTGTTATTTGCTTTGGATGGATACAGCAAGTAAAAAATAAAGCTAAGTTCGTATCCGAAAGGTAGGCGAAATAGTGCTTGTAGAATACAAGATAGTCTCCCGTAGAATATGGGATATGCAGTCTAACAGTGAATGTGTTAGCTAAGGTCATGGGATATCGACGGGTGACCCTAAAAATAAATTACGTCCCGACCATCCAGTTTTAAATTTAGGATACTAACAGCAACTTTTATACTTTTCATAATAGTAAAAAAATTGTATCCTGCTTCATAATCACACAGAAAGGAAAAACTATGAAGTTCGTAGAAGCGATTAAGAATCAAGAAGCCCGTACTGAAAACGGTATGAAGGCTCGTGTATCAACAGCAAATGCTTGCGTTGATTTGTTTTACAACATCGGCGCTAGTCGTGGTAAGGACATTGTTCCTGCTTTCACTTCGGCTTACGTAGAGAATTCCGATCTGGCGTTGCGTATTGCTCAATGGGCACGTGATGTACGTGGTGGCTCTGGTGAACGTGAATTGTTCCGTTCAGTATTGCGTCACCTAGAAAAGACTAGTCCAGAAGACGCATTGCGTTTGATGGCTAAGGTCCCTGAAATTGGTCGTTGGGACGACTTGTTCGTTTTCACTGATCCAAAACTAAAGTGGGAAGCATACAACATGTTGGGTAATGCCCTTCGTGAAGGCAATGGTCTTGCTGCAAAGTGGACTCCACGTAAGGGTAAGGTAGCTGCTGAAATCCGTCAATTCTTTGGAATGACACCTAAGCAATATCGTAAGAGCCTTGTTGGTATGACCAATGTTGTTGAAACACAAATGTGTGCCAACGACTGGGATAATATCAACTACTCACATGTTCCTTCAGTTGCTCACGCACGATACAAGAAGGCATTCGGTCGTCATGGTCAAACATACGCTGAATATGTTGCTAAGTTGGTGAAGGGTGAAGCCGGTGTTAAGATTAACGCAAGTGCAATCTTCCCATACGATGTGTTGAAGGGCCGTATTGGTCGTTACAACACTATGAGTAAACAAGAATTGGATGTTGTGGAAGCACAATGGAACGCATTGCCTAACTACATCGGTAACAGTAATGTTCTACCAATGGTAGACTCTAGTGGTTCAATGACATGTGCTGCTGGTGGTCATAGTTCTAAGTCAGGTCTAACCTGCTTGGAAGTTGCTATCAGCTTGGGCTTGTACTTTGCAGACAAGAACACCGGTAAGTTCAAGGATACATTCTTGACTTTCAGTAATCGTCCAAAGTTGGTTAACCTAACTGGTAACATCAACGACAAGATCAACCAAATGAACACAGGTGAAGTTGCTAACACCAATCTTCATGCTGCATTTGATTTGATTTTGAAGACAGCATTGGATAACAATGTTCCTCAAGCAGAAATGCCAGAAACATTGGTTATTTTCAGTGACATGCAATTTGACCAAGGTGTCGCACACGATGACAGTGCAATCGAAATGATTGAACGCAAGTACAAGGAAGCAGGTTACACTATTCCTCAAGTTGTGTTCTGGAACTTGAATGCGTCATACGGTAACACACCAGTTAAGTTCAACAAGACTGGCGTTGCTCTGGTCTCTGGTTTCAGCCCTGCTGTAGCTGGTGGTATCATGGGCGGCAACATGGATGACTTCACACCAGAGTCTATCATGTTGAAGACAGTTATGAAGCCTCGTTACGACTTGGCTTAACAGACCCCGCGTTAACTCAGCGTAACAGAGTTAGGATATAGTTGAGGTCCTTATCATGCAACTGGGTACTTAAGAACTTGACCCTTACGCCCCGATATTGGGAAACGGAAACAATCTTAGGAGCTGAACGCTAACAGCTTTCCAGATAAATACAATACGTGGACGGAGTAACAGCCCGGTTCTATGACTCTTGTGGTGAGAGGTGATAGAACACTTTTGTAAGTGTATAACGCATCCAGCCGATAAGACTGGCTCTGTTGATGAAAGAGTTGTATGCTTTCAAAAGTACCCTAGATGAACATCGCATATATTATAGGGCCTGATAAGCCCACCGTTCTTTACATTATATTAATACTACTATAGTTAATATCTTAAGCAGAGCCACTAGGGTACTACTTTCTGCTTACTTGACACAAATCCCCAAATCACTTATAATAACTGTATTGAAACAAACAAGCCCCTGTAGCCGAATTGGTATAGGCACTAGTTTGAGAGACTAGGTTCTGCAGGTTCGAGTCCTGTCATGGGCACCAAGTAAAGGAGCAAATATGATGATAGTCGCAAAAATGAATGGACGCATTGTTGAAGTGATCCGTGTTGCTGACACCGTGGGCTTCTCTACTGAACGAGGTTGGGTCATGGTCTGCATGGACTTTGAACAAGCCAACAGAAAAAAACAACAATTCAAATGGGTACCTGCTTCAACACGTTTTGAATGGGTGCGTGAGTTTAACTTTGGAGCATAACATGCCTTGGATTCAAAATGTCTCATTGAGCGATATCACTAAAGGGTTTCATATGAACCCAGGTGAGAATGCCATGCTCATTCAAATCGTTGACCCACTAATGGAGTTCCCAGAACCCTTATACAAGTTCAAGCATGTTGCACAATTTGAATTCTTGGATCTTGAAGAAGATGACTTGCCAAGTGCTGAGGAATTCAAAATCACTGACGACCAGGCAAAGAGTTTGTGCTTGTTGTTACAGCAGGCAAAGGCTAATCACATGAATGTAATTGTTCATTGTGTCGCAGGTGTATGTCGTAGTGGTGCAGTTTGTGAAGTTGGTGTAATGATGGGCTTTGATGACACCGAAATGTTTCGTAGTCCTAACTTACTGGTTAAGCATAAAATGATGAAGTACTTGGGAATGACTTATGACGAAAACGAACCTCACACAATTAATGGAATCGAACTTGAATCCGGACTTATCATCCCTAAGCGTAGTAAGGAACAACTTGGTGACTCTTAATAGTATGCGTAACAAGCGTTGGCAAATCGTAAGTGATGACCATGTGTGGTTCTATCCTCCTGATGTATCATTGAGTACAGTAGAGTTGGTTAGTGTTGCGTACCGAGATACACCTTATGAAAGTTGTATTTTCTTTGCTAACGGTGAGAGTGAAGTGTTGGCACGATACAAAACACAAGAGGAAGCATTAGTTGGTCATATTGAATTGGAAGAAAAGTATAAATTGAAAAGGATTGGTAGAAGTGAGTTTAAAATTTAAAGTCATATATGGTGACATAACAGAAACTTTTGAAACACTTGATTTGGCTATGAACTATGCCAAGACATTGGACAAGTTTGTAACTATCAGTGGTGCAAGTTTTGAAGTAGTAGGTCGTTTTGGTGTTGACAGTGTTCGTGATGGTAAGTGCCCAGATGGTGTTGCTTATGATTGGAACAAAGCAAGTCGCATTGGACGAGTAAAGAAGGAACGAGTATAAAAGTATTACTTGACAAATAATCATTTTGGTCATATAATACTTGTATTGAATGAAAGAAAAAATAAAATGACAAAATGGATCACCTCGGATTTACATTTCGGGCACCAAAATATTATGAAGTTTTGCCCAGTAACACGTGCAGGCTACACTGATGTAGATGACATGCGAGAAAAAATGATTAGTGAATGGAACGCAAGTGTGCAGCCGGAAGATGAAACGTTCATCTTGGGTGACTTTGCATTCTTGCCAGCAAAAGACGCAGTACAAATCTTGCGCCGTTTGAATGGAGCAAAGATACTGATTGAAGGCAACCATGACCGTAAGTTGTTGAATGACCCTGCATTCCGCGCAGAGTTCAAGGAAGTACACCAGTACTTGCGTTACAACCATGAAGGTCAAATTGTTATCATGTTGCACTATCCTATTCACGAATGGGACCAAATGCACCGTGGTAGTGTTCACTTCTTTGGACATGTTCACGGAAAAGAAACTGGATTAGAGAAGTTTCGTGCCCGTGATGTAGGAATGGACGCAACTGGTCGTGTGGTAGTGCGTTTGGATGAAATGATTAAGGACGCATTGAAGGGTGAGATTCGTTCTCATCATTAAGGAATAACATGAAGATGATTTTAGTTCGAGGCTTACCTGGATCAGGCAAGTCAACTTTTGCAAAAAGTTTAGTTGGATATAATCATTCCGAAGCAGACCAGTTTTGGATGGTTAACAATGAGTACAAATTTGATGCTACTCGGTTGCGTGAAGCACACGAGTGGTGTCAATTAAAGACTAAGAACTGTTTGAACGAAGGTTTGGATGTGGTAGTGTCTAACACTTTCACTACCAAGAAAGAATTGCGTCCTTACTTTGAACTTGCAAAAGAGTTTGGTATTGTTCCTCAAGTGATATTGTGTCAAGCACAATATGGCAACATCCATGATGTTCCAGAGGAAACACTTGCAAAGATGAAGGCTCGTTTTGAATTTGATATATCGGAGTTATACAATGGATAGGTTAGCATTGAAGAAGTTTGTTGAAGACAATCCAAAGTTAGTTTCAATGCGTAGTGCCGGCGATGGCATCTACGTGCTAAAGTATAAGCGGACTGTATTCTATGACAACTTGTGGAATGACTACTTAGAAGAATGCCGTGGCACAATCGTTGATGCAGACTTCAATGTGGTGTCCCGCCCATTCACTAAAATCTACAACTACGGCATCGAAGCCAAGGCTCCTGTGTTGTCCGACGCAACTGTGGTAACTAGTTATCGTAAGGTAAATGGTTTCATGGTAGCGGTGACTGTGCATAACGGTGAACTATTAGTGTCAACTACTGGTTCTACTGAAAACGACTATGTTAACTATGCTAAGGAAATGATGGCAACACATTGTCCTTTGACTGACTGGTTGTTTGCATTAGGTACAAGTGACTGCAAAGACATGACTTTCATGTTTGAATGTGTACATCCGTCAGACCCACATATCATACCTGAAAAGGCTGGTATGTATCTGTTGGGTTATCGTGAAAAGACATGGGAATCTAAAGTTGGTCATAACTACGATGTAATGCGTGACCTGGCTGCTGACTTAAAGTGTTTCTTACCTGAACGCATCCATATCACTATGCTTGAGTTGAAGGAAAAAGCAAAGAAAGTTAAGCACGAAGGTTTTGTATTTTATACTGGTGAAGGTGTAAGTGCTAAAATCAAGAGTCCATACTACTTGACTTCAAAGTGGGTTGCACGTAATCCTCGTACAGATAAACTTGTTGATATGAACAACGATATCAAAAAGAATATTGATGAGGAATACTATCCACTCGTTGACGCAATACGTGCCAACATTGTTGAATATACTCAAATGGACGAGCAAGCTCGTTTATCCTGGGTGCGAGACTTTGTAGGTGCTGTATGATTGATGAAAGCTATTTGCCAGTCAGTGAACAAAGTCTAGTCTTTCGCCTTCGTAAGAGAGCAGAGATTAGACGAAACAATCAAGACAGGAAAAGTGTGCAAGAAGGCAAACCCGATCGTATTGCTGACCTACTTGAAGAAGCGGCAATAGAGATTGAAAGGTTGGAACAAACAATCGCTGGCTTAGTTGCATCACAATTAGATAAACATTGATAGACCCTTCGGGGTCTATTTTTTTGGCTGTGTTACCTTTATATATCGCAATTCGCAACACTTCCTGCTATAATAAATATCTAATGCGTAAAATACTTATATTATTGATGCTACTACCAACACTTGCTTTTGCTAGTGCCAAAACAGTAGTATACAATGTAACAAACAACGAGATTCTGCAAGGTTCACTAGAATCCGAAGAAGTGTCTATTGCTAGTATTAGCAAACTTATGACAGTGTACACCGTCATGACTGCAGGACAAGACTTGGATGAGAAACTTGTGGTAACCAGCAAGCGTACAAGCAACACACACTTGAGCAAGGGTATGGTTGTAACTCGCCGTGACTTATTAAATCTTGCATTGATTGCTAGTGATAACATCGCCGCAATTACATTGGGTGAGAACTATCCAGGTGGAAAGCAACATTTTGTCTATACAATGAATCAACATGCAAATGAACTAGGATTAACACATACTCGTTTTGTTGAACCAACTGGATTGAGTCCAATGAACTATTCAACAACAGGTGACATTGTTAAACTAAGTCAAGCAGTAAGTCAATTTGACATTGTAAAGAATGCTGCACAACAACATGCAGTAGCTGCCGAGATTGTTAAGGGTAAAAAACATACTAAAGTCAAGGGTAATCCAACTATCAAATACTTTGGACATGATGGTATCGTCACAATCAAAACAGGCTTTACACATGCTGCTGGATTTTGTGTAACAATGCTTGTATCAGCACATGACCAACTATATTCTATAACAATGTTGGGTGCTAAATCAAAGAAAGAACGACAACAGTTTGTTGAAAAAAGTCTAAAAATTATCAACGCATAATATACGACTTTATTGCAGATTGGCATAAATACATTTTTAATGTAGCGAGCCATGTTAACTTTCATCACTTCACCATCCCACCAACTTATAGAATATATCAAAGACGATCCTGTGCGTCCTGAGATACCAACTGATTTCCGTGTTAGCGAGGGCAGACTTGTTGCTGCATTAGCACAAGACGAAAAACCAAGAGCAATTGTTTGTATCAGCTTTCACGACTTTGTTCCATCTAATGTAGATGAACTAGGCAAAGTAACTGAACAACCAACTACCGCAGTGTTTTACACTATATGGAGTTACAGTCCCGGAGCAGGTCGTGACTTATTAATGCAAGCAGTTCCTGCACTGAAACAACAATATCCTTCAGTTGAGCGTTTTGTAACATTGAGTCCCAAGACTGAAACAGCAAAGCGTTTTCACTTAAAGAACGGTGCTACCATTTTTAGAGAAAACATAGATACTGTGAACTACGAATATCTACGCTAAATAAGTTGTGGATGTAAGATTCTTTTATAAAGGCGATTATCGCAGTTACAAACACGAGGTTATCATTACCTCGTTTTCCATTGCTGTGAGCAGAATCATTGACCTTCCTGAAATACTGGAAGTGTGCCTTTATCCTCTAGAAGAAAATGTATACGGTGGCATTGACAAAATGCGTGTAAACAGAATAGGGTTAAACACTAATCTGTCACTAGAATCAATACCTATCATATTAGCACATGAATTGATACACGTACATCAAAAACATGTAGGACATCTTAGAATTGCACACAATGGAATGTGCTATTGGCATGGCATTCCGATCACTAACAAACCACCGGAGGATATGACGTATGAAGAATATCAAAATCTTCCTTGGGAAGTTGATGTTCAAAATCGCTCAAAAGCCATATTAAAAGAAGCGTTGTTATCTTACAACAGTTGTTTGACAAGCTATTGACTTTCCGTTATACTGTAATCTCACTAGAAGGAGAACTGTATGGCAGAAGTCAAACTTAACAAAGCATTGTGTAAAGTAGTACTTACTGAGTATGATCGGTTCAGTGGTAGCAAGCATTGGGATACTAAGTATTTTGACAATGAGAATGAAGCCCGTAAATGGGCCATAGACTATAACACTGAACACAACAACCTAGATTATGTACCCGAGTGGTATGTAAGAGCAGACTACGAAGGTAGAGTCTAAAGTATTACAACCAAAATTTGACAATAAATGGTTTTGGTTGTATAATACATACATGAACTCAAGAAAACGCCGCACTGATCGTAACCAAGTGATTTACTTTATCCAAGATACAGTAACACTTGAGTACTACATTGGTTTGACTGCTGTTTGCTTTGCAGGCAACTTGCGTAAGACATTGAATCGCCGCATGCAAAAACACATGCAAAGAGCATTGACAGAAAACAAAGATTGGGGTTTAAGTCGTGCTTTGCGTGAACGTGGTGCCGAGCGTTTTGTGTTCGGTGTCGTTGAAGTTGTGCGTGGTAAGCGTCCTGCTCATGCCCGCGAGACACTATTGATTAACACATTGCAACCAGCACTTAACACATTCGGAGTAAAGTAATGACTAATGTTACTATCACATATTTTGGCAAAGAGTACGACTACCCTTTGCTCACTGCCGAGGACATAGGAGAGGATAGAATTGTTCGCCTGTTCAAGTATGAATTCAGTGAGCAAGGCTATGAACAATGTTACAACGAAACTAAGCGTTTTCATTTTGTTACTACACTTGAAGAACTGGCAAAATTGAAGGAATTAAAATGAACGAACGAATTCGAGAACTTGCCGAACAGGCTTCCAATGAATACCTGTCGGAAATGGAACCTGTAACAGATACATTGTCAACCGCAAAGCGTAATGAACTTGCTCAAAAAGCAAAACAAGCAGGGATTGGTATCATTCCGCATGGCTTTAGTGAAAAGTTCGCCGAGTTGATTGT